CAACCACGATCTCAATGAAGGCATCTCCCAGCACCGCCCGCAGTTCGTCTGCCAGCTTGTCCGGGTTGATGGCTTCCTTGTAGAACACCAGGTCAATCACTTGCTCGATTGCTTCGCCCATCGTCTGCTCCTAACTCACTTCCCGTGCGATCAACGACAGCCCGCGCTTGATCGACTTTCTCCGAACTCACGTCAGCCCTCATCAAGACGTGCAGTTCACGCGGAGCGCCGCCAAACTCAATCTCAATGAAGTCATCGCCCAATACATCCCGCAGTTCGTCCGCCAGCTTGTCCGGGTTGATAACCTCCTTGTAGCACACCAACACCATCCAAATTGCACCGAGTACTTCGCCCATCATTTCCTCCTAACTCACTTCTCGCGCGATCAATGTCACCGGAACCGTCGTCGTATTGCTCAGCAGCGAAGCGGTCGCCGCTCCGGTCATCCACATCAGCTCAAACGTGTGCGAGCCTGCGGCCAGACCCGCGATCAGTGCCATCACCACCACCGGAACGCGCGTGTTGACGTTCGCGGTTGAAACGCTCATCAGCCCAGCTGCATACGCCGCGCCCACCAGCGTCGCCCCGTCATAGCGGACATCGAAATTGATCACCGTGTTCACGACACTGTGTGTCACCACGCCCGTGAAGATCACGAGGACGTCCCCGCCGTTCGTGGTGATCGTACACTTCAGGTTGGTGCTGTCCACCGCCACCATCGTCCCGCTCGTGGTGGTGTAGCTCGCCCCATTGCTGCGTAGGATCGTCTGCGAGGGCGGAGACTTCAACGCGCTCAGGTTATCGCGCACATGCGCGTTCATAATCGCGGCTGTCACCAGCTCGCGCGTTACCCACGTCCTCGGTGTTGTCCAGGCCATCGCTCACGCTCCTCAAAACCCCAACCACGTCACCGTGCCCAACTCTCCAAACCCGGCTTCGCCCAGCAGCCACGCGCCCAGGTCGTCCGCCCGTTCCAGGTGCAGCCGAGTCAAATAGCTGCCCCCGGCCAGGTCATATTCAACCGCGCGGACCCAATGCTTCATCACCCGCGCCCCGGTCTGCGTATCGCTGATCGACACCTGGTCAAGCAGCCCCACACTGAACACATTGGCGCTCCCGATCGAGTCTTGATCGCGCACCGTCAATTGGTCCGCGCCCATCACCGGCGTTTTAAAGCGCTGTACCAGCCAGGTCGCGTAGCTTTCGCCAAAGTCCTCGTCAGCCAGCAGCAGCAGGTCCAGTGCTTTCGAGTACGTCGCGTAGGCCGCGATGCTTGCCGCGTCGCTGGCGTCGAAGGTCAGCGGATCATAGACGTTCAACGGCTGCCCGCGCACTTTCAGCAGCGTCACATACAGCGGGCCAATGGCGCTGTTCGTCAGCGTGATCGCCATCCGCGTCGCTTCGGTGGCGAACGAAATACCGAAAGCAGGGTCGCTCGTGTAGTTGAAGCCCGTCCCGTCGCTGTTCTCGAAAACCAGATAGTCTGTGGTCGCCACCGGGTCCACTACGTTCACCGCCCCGCAGCGTTCGCCCTCGTCGTTGGCGAACAGCGCGTTAACAATCCTGGTTTGGCCGGGCGGAATCCTCAGCACACTGCGCGCCCGCCAAAGTTCCGTCGCCACCGCCACCGTCTCCACCGGGTAGACCGTCACGTGTGCCCGGTTCACCAGTTGCGAAGTGTCCAGGACCACCTCAAGATCGTCAGCGTACACCGGCTGGAACACCGTGTAGGCCGTTGCGATCTCCGTGCTGGTCAGCGGCAGGTCCCACAACGCCACCCGGCCCTCGACACCGTTCCAACAGTTCGAGCCTGAAGAATCCTGTGCGCCAAGCGCGCAGCCTGTAGCCGCCAGCGCACCGGCCCACGTTCCCAGCCCCGTCAGCGTCGAACCGCTTTGCACGCCGTTGTAGTACGCCTTCACCTGGTCAGCAGACTTGGACCACGTGATTGCCACGCACATCCAGCCCGTTTCGGTCATGCTGGTTTTCTGCACGGCCTTGCTCGAACCGCCCGCCACATAGCGCAGTTCCAGCACACCGTTCGCGCTCGACTTGAAGATGAGCACACGATTGTTGCTGTCCACACCCAGGTTCACACACCAGTGGTAAGCCCCGTCCGTCCAGATGCCAGCCGCAGAAACCTTCACCCAGGCCAGCAGCGTTCCTTCCTCGGCGTGGAAAGCGCCCGCCAGACTTGCACTGTAGACGTTCACCCGGTCGCCCACTCCGTCAAAGCTGTAGACCGTCGCGCCATCACCAATGCCTGCCGCACCAGGGGTCACGCCCGTGTTCGCGCCGTTGCGCGCGTTGCCGCTGCTGTCGTAGGCTACCGCCCCGCTTGCTTCGTCCAGCGGCCAGCAGGCCAGCAGGTGCCCCGGCTTGAGCAGCCGCAGGTTGTCCGTGTAGGTCACGCCCGGCTTGAGCGCTGGCACGATGCCAGGGTCTTGCAGCCGTTCCCGAACCTTGTAGGTCGCCGTGCCATCCCGCGCCACGCAGAACCGGCCCGCGTAGGTGTCGCACACCTCGCGCAGAGCGCCATCAATGTCGATGTCTTCGGGTCGCCAGGCCCGGCCATAGTGCGCCACCAGGTCGCCATTGTCCACAATGTCCTCGGCGGGCGGCGCGTAGACCGATTCCACGAGCGCGATCACGGTGTCCTTCACCGTCTTGCTCGCCGCATACACCACGCTCGCGCGTTGGGCGGCCAGGATCGCCAGCGCGTCCACACATTCAAGCACACACTCCTGCCCGCCGTACTTCCCAACGTCAGGGAGAATACGATCAATGAAGCCCCGGAAAAGCGTCCAGGTACTTCCGCTTGTGGCCTTGACGCGAACGGGGCGCATCGGCAGCAGATTGCCAAAGAGCGCCCCGGCTGTATTGCCGGGGCTGAAACGTTGGGCGCTGTTGTCCAGTGTCAACACACACCGCCCTACTGCGGCCACCGGATCGCCCGGAGCCTTGAATCCGGCCCAGCACTTCACCCGCCGGGTCCGGCTGGTTTCGTCTACCCAGGTCCCAGTTTTGGTCCAATCCACTTCCACCGTGAACGTCGTCGCCATCAGGTTACCTTGAGCACCCAACGGTGCCGGAAGATCACACCGTAGTAAAGCACGTTGCCGCCCAGGTCGATCACGCCCTCCTGAGTATCCGCAATCATCAACGGTTGGAGCAGGTTGCCATTCAGCATCAGGTCGTCCACGACTGCCGCAAAGTAAGCATCACACAGCGCCAGCGTGTCGTACCACTTCCAGGCCGTGCCCACCCCGCTCACCAGCAGGTTATGATCCACGTGGACCACCACCTTACCGGCGTCCACCGAAATGCCCAGCGTTCGCAGGCTTTCGCCGCCTGTTCCGCCCAGGCGCGGCAGAAGCATCGGCAGGTCCGCAGTAGCGGGCAGCACCTTGAACGTGTCCAGCCCCCGGTTCGTCACCCCGGCCACCGTCCACGTTGCCAGGCGATCAAAAGCCAACTTGAGACTCATCGCCGCCTCTTGTACCGATCAAGAATCTCGAAGATGTGTTTGGGCAGTTCGCCAGGCGGGATCACCATACCCTGCCGGGTCGCCGTTGCGATTGGCCCCATGCCGCCCGTCGCTCGCGCTCGATACCACTGCGCGATGATCTCCAGGATCGCCAGGAACACGTCAGCAGGGCAGGCAGCCCCGTAGCCTTTGGTGCCCACAATCGTCACCACGCCTGCACCATCCGAGCCACGCCACCACACCAGGCCGCTGTCCGCGTCCAGTTCCATCATCCAGTACGGGGGACCATTCTCAGGCAGCAGCAGCCGATTGCCGGCCACCACCACAATCCCGTCCCCATTCGTCACGGTCGTCACCGCCGTGAACTCTGTCTCTCGGATCAACAGCCGCCGCTTGCCGTGCAGGTTCGGATACTCAGGAATCACCGTCACCGTCTGCGCGGCATCCGCCACGAAGTCATGCCCCGTGTATTCCTCCACGAACTTGACAGCGGCGGACACGAGCCACCCCAACACCGTGTCTTCACCAGAACTCGACACGCTGAGAAATGTTTTCGCGTCCGCCAGCACAGGATAGGTCATCGCCGCTCCCTAAACCGTCGTGTTGTAACCGTAGGCCACCTGGCCCGCTTCCATCTCCTGCAGGTCCATGCGAACCGTCGTCCAGGCCGCGAAGCCTTCAACGCCAGGGATTTTCACCATGTCCATCCCGACCTCGCGCTTGCGCCCGACCATGATGTTGTTGCGGTTCACCACCAGCAGCGAACCCTTCGTGGTGTCGTGCGAGTCTTCGATCTGCCCCGAAGCGTTGGTCGCTTCCAGTTCGTCCGCGACGATCACCGGAATACCCACCAACTGACCCACCTGGCCGGTCAGCAACACAGCCTGCTCGCCCACGCTCGCCATCGACTGCATGTCGCTCAACAGCACCGACTTGTAGTACACGCCGGGGTCCATGATCAGAACCAGGTCCTTCGGCTGAAGCGCAAACTTCCCGCGCGCGCCCATCGTCGCCCGCAGTGTCGTGGGACTGGTGATCGCCATCGTCGCCACCGCAGTGGTATCCGAATTGTCGAACGCCTTGTGACGCAGCCCGTCCAGGATCAGAATCTTGTCGTAGGCTGTGCCGGTCGGGTCAGTCCCATAGTGCGAGATGTTCGCCACCGACGCCGTTTCGTCGCCGTTCAGCAGAACGTAGTCAATGGCCGAGGCCATCTGGCGGATCAACTGCGTGGACCACACTTCCTGGACCGACGCCGCCGAGTCCTCGAACAGTTCCGTACTGCCCAGGACCATCACACCGATGCCGCCCGCCGAGAACGTCACCTTCGCCGTGCCAATCTTGCTCACCGGAATGGGCGAGGCCGGAACCGAGAAGGAAGCCTGATCGGCGATCTCGGCCACCTTGCGAACCGTTGGCCCGCCGGTCACGACCGGCCAGTCATACGGATTGCTCGGCATCACGAAGCCCTTGAGCGCGTTGAGAATCTTGCTTTCGAGCATGAAGTGATACCACACCGCTGTGTTCAGCAGCGTCGGCACCAGCTCGTCCCCGTAGTTCGCGTACGTTGACATCATCGCCTCG